AAGTATTCAAACATGTATTATTCGCCTGGATTCCTAAATCCTGCTTGCCCAATTCCTGCCAATCTTTCTGAACGACTTATTATGTTGAATAAACCTCCTCCAGATTGAAGGGCGGGTTCTAGTTCTATAAACGACATTTTGATATTTAATGCTACTGGTCTAAAATCAGATCCAATAAAGGGAGTATTTAAAATAGGAGATCGATTAATGTCTACTTTAGTCAAAACTGATGGTAGAGGCTGACCGTCCCAAGCACTTTGAATAGAAAAATCAATTGCTTGATCTACTACAACTGCTTTGAAATACCATAATGGGGGGTGTTTCATGGTTAAAAAATTATTTGTTGCTATTGGAAATACGTTTGTCTGGAATGCTAAAGCAATTGTATTCATTACCGTTGCTTCTTGAGTATTTTTTGCAACAAAATTAATATTAAAATTATGTGTTCTTCTTGCTCCTGGAGAAAGAATGCTTTCAAAATGGTCAAATCTTAATAAACCACCACCACTAAAAAAACTTTTAGCCATGTCTGCAGTAGCACTAATTTGTGCGCCAATCAATTCACCAATATTTCCTGTTTCTATTGCTCTAACATTTAAGCTGCCACCAGTTTGATATGTTTGTGAATTCAAGGTATTATGCTGTTGTGGATACGGTATTCTTAATTCAAAATTAGCATTACCCAAAATATGGTTTCTTGTTCGATTTTGAGAAAAAGTACTATAATCAGCACAATAAAAATACATCCATACTGGGATGTCGTTTTGGAAGGAGGAAGGATCTCCATCTGGAGGAAATTGGTATACTATTGCCATTTGTATAGATATATAGTTGCAATTATGGCATACAAGACTAAATATAAACCACAATTTACGACCAAATATGTAGGCAATGCCGACAATATTATTTGTAGATCAAATTGGGAACGTAAATTCTGTAAATATTTAGATCAAAACGAACAGATTATTCGCTGGTGTAGTGAAGAATTAAAAATTCCTTACCTATCTACTATAGACAAACAAATGCACCATTATTATCCAGATTTCTTGTTTGAAGCAATAAAAAATGGAATAATAGAAACTTACGTAGTAGAAATCAAACCTAAAAAGCAAACTGTGAAACCAACACCAAAAAAGAACAAAAGAGCACATCTAAACGAGTGTATCACATACGAAACTAACACATGCAAATGGAAAGCAGCTGAAATATTCTGCAAAGAACGAGGTTGGGTTTTTAAGATATTAACAGAAGATAATTTATTCCGAGCATAATATGATAAATCCAAACACACCACAAGAATCAGATATTAGTTCATTATTAACGAATTTTTCAAGAATGTCTGGGTTTCAAAAAACCAATAGATTTCGTATTACTATAACTCCTCCTGCTAATTTTAATATTCCTACTGATATTGCAATTTTTGCAACAACTATCCAGACACCAACACAGGCATTAGTTTTCTATGAAGATACCATGTCTCCTTCTGGTCCACCAATCAGTATACCTCTTCGAAGAAATTATGATGATCGGTATATTATTGAATTTATAGTAGACAAAAACTGGAATATTAGAGACTTTTTTGAATCTTGGATAAATGCTATGTTTTTAAATAGTCCAAGAAATACCATAAGTAAAAATTCAACAAAAATTGAATATTGGACTAAAATTGTTGGAAAACTTAGAATTGAAGCACTGGCAGACGATGATACAATTAACCGAACAATCATATTATACGATGTTTGGCCAAAGACTATAATTCCCACACAATTCAGTAATGACACACCAAATCAATATTTAACATTAATGGTTGATCTTAGTTATCGGTATTACGAAATTATTTAAGGATTATATTATGGCTTTAAAAGATCTAATAACATCATCATTTCCTCAGTATTGCGAAACTTTATCATCAGGAAAAACATCATGTTTTCGTCCTATGGTAGTTATGGAAGAAAAGTCGTTATTGTTAGTAAAGCAATCAAACGACAAATCAAGTATTCTTAAAACAATAACAAACATAATCAGTTCTTGTTTTGAAGATTTTGATATTAAAAATTCGACTATTGCAGATTTAGAGCATGCATTTTTATTATTAAGAGCTAAATCTCTAGGAGAAATGGAAGAATTTAATATTAAATGTCCAAATACAGGAGAAGATGTGGTATTAAAGATTAATATATTAAATGATATAAAAATAAGTAAATCTAAATGTAGTCCAAAAATCAAAATTAATAATAATTTGTTATTAATTATGGTTCCGCCAACAATCAAAACTTTGATAAAATATCCAGATTACAATACAGATTCTGAAAAAATATACCCATACATTGCTTCTTGTTTAAAACAAATCCAAACACACAAAGAAATAATCGATTGTTCTGATAAATCAGAAAAGGAAATTGTTGAATTTATTCAAAATTTAACACCACAACAATTTAAAATGATTATTGAATATTTTGATTGTTTGCCAACAGTTCAGATAGTGTCCAAATATAAGACTTCTGATGGTATTACTAGAGAAATATCCATAAAAGGTCTATTTAATTTTATAAATTTTTTTTTTGATCACTTAACCTTGGAACTATATTACCGACAAAATTTTCAAATGAAATATTATCATCATTACAATATAGACGAAATAGAAGGTATGATTCCCTGGGAACGAACTGTATATCTGGAACAAATAAGAACCCATCTAAAAGAAGAAACTAATAGATTGAATAATACCACAGAAATGAGCTTTTAATGCTAGACCCACAAAGAGACGAAAACGGAAAACCTAAAACCAGTGATGGGTACTTTAAACCTGTAAGTCTTCCAGAAATGAAAAAATTCCATAAAAAGGAATTAGATTTGTCAAAAACAACAAAAGCAAAAGAAGAAAAGGATAATGTCTCGACTAATAACAATCCTTATTTTCAACAAGAAAATTTTATAAAAAATATTCATAATAAAAAATATAATAAGACAAATAGATCATCAGATTTGTCGTTTAGTCAAGCATTAGCACAAGCTAAATCTGCAGCCTATAATCATCATAGTATTGCAGATATAGAAGCTAAGACTGCTAGAGTAATGAATATGATTGCTAAAACTGGTGTAGAAATGCCAGACAAGACACCTACTCAAGATGTTTCTAGTTCATCAAATGTATCAAATAGTAGTGAATCTATAACTAATATTAGTATGGATTATCTTACTGGATTACGTAGAGATTATGAACAAATGCCTAGTTGGAGAGGAAATATAGCATAATAAAAAACCCCCATTGCTGGGGGTTCCTTTTAACTCAGAGAAATCTGAATTATTACTCGTTGCCAAGTGACTTAAGATACGTATCAACATCAACGTCTTCAGTTTCCTGCTTTGGAGCATTTCGACCAGGACGTGTCCCTTGACGAGCCTTTGTGTCTGACTCAAAAGTATCCTCTTCACCCGCTTCACTACGAAGATTGCCGCCAAGGGCATCCACAAGCTTCACCTTGAGTTCTGCGTATGACTTGAATTCCTTTGGATCAACAAAGGGCTTCAGTGGATACTGACTGTTCCACAAAGCTTCAATCTTAGCATCATCACCATCAAACACAGCAGATGCTGCGCTGAACTCACTCTTGTCGTAATTAACGTAACCTTCAACCTTACGAATCTTCAACTTGAAATTAGCACCCTTCCAAAAGTCAAACGGATTGACTGTTGATTCGTCTGCAAATTCAGGATTCATCTGTTCTTGAATCTTGTCGAAGATCTTCTTTCCGTACTTAAACAAGAACACCTTACCCTTGTTTTGTGGAGTTGCTGGGTCTTCAACAATCAAAATATTAGAAGTGTACGAAAGCTTGCGCTTACGATCACGAGCAATATTCTTATCGCTTTCAGTACCCGAAGCCCAGAGTTCACTATTGCCTTCACATACTGGACACTTTTGACCAAGCGTTGTTGGGCAATTGTGAATAAACCAGCCACCCTTACCACGGAATGCATGTTGGTAAGTCTTGACCCACGGAATGTCCTCGCCTTGTACTGCTGGCAAGAACCGAATTACGGCGTATCCGTTACTGGCTGCATCCAGTACTGGTCGCCACATACGATCATCCTTATAATCGTTAGTTTTGTTTTGCTTCTCCAACTCAGATTGGAGTTTGCTGAAATCCGACGAATTCTTCTTCAAATCTTTAAATGACATGTAGTATCTCCTTTTGTAAGAATAGTATACAGGCAAAAACAAGGTTGTCAAGTCAAAATAATAATTTTGTTGTTTTTTGTAGAAAATTCAAATTTTCGCCTTCTTGTTGGATTTTCTCCACAATAGGCTTAGATAAAAATTTAGCTACGCTTTCGACAGGTAGATCTTTGGACTCACATACACTGATGACGGCATCTATATATGTTGAACTCCATTGTTCTACGTACTTCTCAACCTGACGACAAAAATCATTTTGGGTTTCATTATCAAAAAATAGGACCATAGTACACATATATATAACAGCTTTCATGAATAATACAAATAATACTTGGAGAAATAAATGCCAGATACAGACCAAAACCTTACAGTAGACATAACAGGAACAACTGCCGCTATTGCCACCGATTACGTAAACAGTAGTCATTTTCAGGTAAATAAACTTGCTTGGGGGGATACTGGAGCGGCTAATAGAGTTACTACGTCTACTCCGCTCCCAGTAAACATTCAGACGGTTACCGCAACTCTGGGGGTTACAGGCAGCGTTTATGGTCTGGGTAATTTTAAAGTTATTAACGGAACCACCTCCACAATAGTTGTTAGTGGAACCACCAGTTCCTCGTATGCTCCAGTTCAAATAAACGGAACAATCCAAGGGGTTACTAATAGCGTATTAGTTGGCGTTACTGGATCAGTTAATGTTATTAACGCCGTAACCATTCTTGGTGGCAGTACTTTCTCTCTTGTAAATCCAGTAGGCATTACTGGTGGTCGTAATTTAAACTATATTACCGATAGTGTTAGTATTCGAGGAAGTACTGTTGCAATTTCCAGCATGCCATACTTATCACAAACCGCAGACAGTATTCGTATTTACAGCACTGCAGGAGCAACGCAAATACCAGTTACTCTGTTTAGTGGTACTGGTGATGCGATTGGCTCATCTGGCGGAGCACTAAACGTTAATCTGGTTGGATCAGGTTTTACTGCTACCGTTAGCGTTGCTGCCGTGGTTGGCGTTTGTCAGTCAAGTCCGTTCTATATTGCAGGAGCTACGGCTGGTCCAGAAGTTCGTGTTGTCGGAACTTTCGGAGCATCTAAAGCAATGGCGGTAATCTTTCCGTCAGAATCTCCTCAATCGGTTTCTGTAAGCAATCAAGTTTCTGTGAATGACTCTGCAATTAATACTAATATATTAACTCTAGATTCTAAATTAAATACTCTAATTACTAACACCAATAACATGTACACCTCCATGACTAGTGGTGGAGTCACAGGCAGTCCAGTTCAAACCAAGATTACTGGTATTGCACGTCCAAGCATGGTGTATACGGGAACTAGGGGAATAACCTTTGGAACAATTACATCTTTAAGTTCACAGTCATTAAATACTGGAATTACCGTTAAAAATAAATCAACAACTGATATTAATCTTCAGGGTAATGGTACATCAAACAATACTTATTCTTTAGGAAGCAACGAAATATTGTTTATTGAAACTAACAACCTAAGCAAT